GATAATAGCAGATTGCACAAAAATTTATTCCCCAACAGCCAAAACTTTGTGCAAAATGTCAATAGACACAAAATATAGTGCCCATACCCCTCAGGGTAGGGGAGTACAGCAATTTTTACAATGTAAATAGCAATTTTTACAATGTAAATAGCAATTTTTACAATGTAAATAGCAACATATGCAATTTAGTGTATGGTATAATATAGACAATGAAAAAGAAGTCATGATTAAAATCACTTTAACCGGTGATAACATTACTCTTGATGGAGGTGCTATAAATGGAACTGCGTAAATTCATTATTGAGATTCACCCGGATGGCAAATTGACGTGGTGCGAGTACGAGGACCCGAAAGACGCTAATCGAGCCGCACTAGATCGAGCGTGGTTCGATGGTTATCGACAAGTCCTCGAGCATTGTGACGAGCAGGTAAAATATTTAAAGAAGTTTAAAGATATTTGCCTCTCATCTAAACTTATGTACTATGGAGCTAAATCTGTCCAAGAGGCGTTATTATCTTCTTACTGTGAATACATTAAAGGGAAACACTAAGTCGAAACGGCCTCCGGGCCGTCTACCGGGACCGCCCGCCCGGTACTGATGATGACAGGGCACATAATGAAAGGAGCTATATTATGTCTGAATCAATGATGAAGTTCGAGAACCACGGCGCCATGATGGTGTCCGATGTGATGAATACCGGTGTGGGGTATACCGATATGAACCTCTCTGACCGCTCTGCCGCGGTGGCATTCTACAATGCTACAAGCAACCCCGTCAACAAGCTGAAGGAGCACGTCAATGAGGTGCTGTCGCTGGTTCATGTGTCCGTGGAGTGCGTGGAGGTCAGCAAGGATGACGTTCCTGAGGGCCGAACGATTGCCCCGCGTGTTGTCCTCCTTACCGATGACGGGCAGTCGTACGCCTGCGTTTCCGTTGGTGTATATCAGTCTTTGAAACGGATGTTTACGCTGCTTGGCACTCCTGATACATGGACGGAACCGGTGAAGATCAAACCTGTGCTGATTAGCACCAAAAAAGGACAGGTTTTGTCTTTGAACTTGGTTTAATCTAACCAATGGCCGCCGCACATGCGGCGGCCATATTTATTATAGGAGGCACCCTATGAAAAGTAAAGATAACAGAGCATCTTTGCTAAACTGCGGCGATTCCATGATATATCTTGCCTCTGCCATTGTATATAGTGGAGTCACAACCAATGATGTTAAGTTTTTCCGCTCTGAATGGGCCAAAATTATTTTCAACGGATTGGGCATTGAAGCGGATCCTCTGGACTGGTATTATATGATTTTAGATAGAAAGGGGGGGCAAGAAACATGGCAGTAGGCGCAGCTAAAGCAAGTGCAACCCTTAAATACAGCTCCGAGCTGTACACCCCCTATGCGTTGGAATCGTGGCCTGATAAGCAGATGCGCAAAGAATATACACGACTGCGCGATATTGCGCAGAAACGTATTAGGCGCCTATCAAAAGACCCCATTAGCGGCACAAGCGACATTTATAAAGAATTCGCCGGAGGTTTCCCAACCCTAAAGGCAATGCGCGGAGACCGTAAAGCATTGGAGCAGGCGTTAGCGGATGTAGCGCGTTTTGTGCGCTCTAAAGGTTCCACAGTAGGCGGTGCCCGTGAGGAATTCAAGCAAAAAATGAAAGTTGGGGGTATTGATGTAGCCGACGTGCCCGAGGATCAGTACACGGCCCTGTCGGAATGGTGGGAGATCGTGAAAGCATCGGGCGTATACTATTATCCGTCCGATCAGCCGGTTATATACTGGCGCGAGAGAGGAGGCTACAATGTCAGTATTGACGATTTTGTAAAGTGGCAGCAAGGCGAGGTTAACTATGGTAAAGAATGGGACTACAGCGGCAGCAGCAGTTCCGCCGACCTGCGCGGAGGTTTTGGAGGCGGCTTGTAATTATAACCCTGTCCCGTGGCTTATGGAGCATTTAGACCGCAAACACACAAAAGGCAAGAAACGCAAAACGAACAAGAGGCGCTTATATGTGAATATGCCGTGTGCGTTTGATATTGAGACTAGCCGAGTATGTGTTGACGCGGACGACAATCCCCACACCATAATGTATATTTGGCAGTGTCAACTCGGTCTGGATATTACCATTATTGGTAGGACTTGGGACGAGTGGCTGAACTTCACGGGAGCAATCAGCGACTATTTGCAAGCAAACAGCGGTCCGCAGGGTGACTGGTTTCTGTGTATGTACGTTCACAATCTTGCACATGAATTTCAATATTTATCGGGTATACTGGATTTTGGGCCCGGGGATGTATTCGCCAGCAAACCGCGCAGGGTCTTAAAATGTGATAACCGCGCTATAGAATACAGATGCAGTATGCGACACAGCAATTTATCCCTTGATGCTTGGGGCAAACAGCTTGGTGCCCCTCATGCCAAACTGACCGGAGCACTTGATTACTCAAAGGTCCGATACCCATGGACTCCCTTAACGTCTACAGAATTAGCGTATTGTATCAATGATGTCAGGTGTATTGTGGAGTGCCTGTTAATCGAGATGCACCGTGATGGCGATGACCTGTACACTCTGCCATTGACGCGCACCGGGTATGTCAGGCGAATGGCTCGAGAGGCTATGTACGAATGGGGCATTAAAAGGGTCAGGCGCCTGTTGCCATCATGGGACCTATACCAGATGCTGCGGGAAGCGTTCCGAGGAGGTGACACGCACGCAAACCGCTATTATGTAGGGTTGCATTTGGAAAACGTGGGTTCCGTGGATATGTCGAGTGCATACCCAGCCGTACAATGTGAATGTTATTTTCCTATGACTCCATTTAGGAAGGAACCTGCCACCGTAGGGCGTTTGATGCAATGTATGAGGCACGGCAAGGCTTGCTTGATGCGCTTGCAAGTAAAAGGTTTGCGCCAACGCTTTAAGTGGTGGGGGTTTCCGTATATCCCCCTTGCAAAGGTTCGACATTGTGAAGGATACATTAACGACAATGGCCGTCTGCTGTCTGCTGAACATTTCGAGATTACCATAACTGATATAGATTTTAGAATCATTGCTAAAGAGTATGACTGGGACGCCCTTAATGTTCGGGATCTGTACACGTCCGATTATGGCAAACTGCCACCGCCCTTGACGGATTGTATAAAAGAGAGTTATACCGGCAAGACATCCCTTAAAGGGGTGGCCGGTCAAAATTTGTATTATGTTAAGGCTAAGAACGATCTCAATAGCTATTACGGCATGACCGCCCAGGACCCCTTGCAGCTGGACACACTTTTTGACGAGGACGACCCCGACAATCTTTGGAGCGAGTGTACCGATGACCCGGAGGGCAGTTATAACGAGCATCGCCCCCACTTGTTTTTGCCTTACCAATGGGGCGTCTGGACAACGGCCCACACCCGCAAGCGCCTAAAAATAGCGCAATGGGCCGCGGGCAAGAATGGGGTTTACTGCGACACTGACAGCGTCAAATACATGGGCAATATTGATTTGTCGGACTTTAACAAAGCCGTAAAGCAGCTCGCAAAAGACAATGGCGCTTGTGCCACCGACCCAAAAGGCAACACTCATTATATGGGTGTGTACGAGCAGGAGCACAGCTATGCGGAGTTTATGACATGGGGCGCAAAAAAATACGCGACTACCTATAGAAAGGGAGGGCCGATCACTACTACCATAGCAGGAGTTAGCAAACGGAAAGGCGGTTTGGAGCTGGCCCTGTGGGGCGGTTTTGATGTATTTAAGCCCGGGTTTACTTTTTGTTTGGCTGCAGGAAATCAGGTTATTTATAATGATCGCCCCAATGTGCCCGATTTTGTGGTAGATGGACATACAGTCCACATCACCCGCAATTTGTGTATTTGTGATAATACCTATACACTCGGCATCACGGACGAGTATGCAAAGATACTCGGGTATAAGATCATGGAGGTTATATAATGAACAACGCATTGTTTACAAGCAAAACGGGACTGTGGGAAACTCCACAAGAATTTTTCGACAAGCTAAACCGGGAGTTTGATTTCACATTAGACGCTTGTGCGACACCAGAGAATGCCAAGTGTATAAACTTTTATTCTCCAGAGCAAGACGGCCTGAGCATGCCGTGGAATGGGCGCGTTTGGTGCAATCCGCCGTATGGCAGACAGGTTGGCCAGTGGGTCAAAAAAGCGTATATGAGCGCACAGACCGGAGCCCTTGTGGTGATGCTGCTGCCCGCTAGAACCGACACTGCATGGTTCCACGATTATATTTACCGGAGAGCGGAGATCCGTTTTGTTAGAGGAAGACTAAAGTTTGGAGGAAGCAGAAACAGTGCTCCATTCCCTTCCATGGTATGTGTTTTTAGGGGGGGACAAAGATGATTAAACTTTACACCGAAGATGGTTGGCCTAATTTCTCCGAGGATGACGGCATCTTGTCCACCGGAGCATCTATTATTTTTATATGGGGCGGACGTGGTACCGGCAAGACCTACGGAGCGCTAAAGCACGTGCACCAGACCGAGGAAGAATTTCTATATCTGCGCCGCACGCCGCAGCAGGCGGAACTTATTTGCGCCTCGCCCAGTATGTGGCCGTGGTCTCCATTGAATGACGATTTGCAAACGCATTACGCCCCGTTCAAATTGCCCAAAATAGCAGGACTGTATGAAGTGGGCAATGCAGGAGCCTACACGGATACAGGAGCGCCCATAAAACCGGCCAAGATGTCGGGCGTAGTGGGTAGTGTGGTGACTCTTGCTCGCACCCGTGGTTTTTCAAGCCCCCATACCAATATAATTATTTTGGACGAGTATCAGAAAGAAGAGTCCGACTATTACCGGCGGGGTGAGGGCGTGGGCCTTGCCAACATTTATGAAACGGTCAACCGTAACCGCGAATTGCAAGGGCAAAAGCCCCTGACGCTGTTATGTATGTCAAACGCTGTTGGCATGGCGAACCCCTATTATATGCAGTGGGAAATTACAGATACGGTTGAAAAGATGATCGGCAAGAAAGAGCGCGTCAAGCTGTTGGCCGATAAAGGGATTCTTTTGATTGATCTAGTGGACAGCCCTATTGCAAAAGAGAAAGCCAATACGGCCCTCTATAGGTCCATGACCGGAACGGACTTTTATAGGTCCGCTATTGAAAACCAGTACAGCGCCGAGGAGAAAAGTCTTGTTGTATCCCGGCCCCTCCGGGAATACTACCCACTTGTTCAAATCGGGCGGTGCTGCATCTATGAGCACAAGAGTAAACCCCTCTACTATGTGTGTCGGCATCGGTCCGGCGAGATGCCCACATACGGCACCGGCGATTATGAGCGTAAACGATTCAGGGCCGCGTATGGGTATATCTGGCCCGCGTATTTGCAGAGGCAAATTGAGTTTGAGCGATACTCGGATGAAATTTTCTTTCGTGAGTATTGTGGTACTTGACTTTTTTATACGGTTAGTATATATTAAAGTTAATCCCAGGTGCCCACAGGCAGCCCCCAGAAGGGGCGGGCATGCGTCAGCCAGCGCAAGAACCTGGGATTTACTTGTATCTGTATGGGAGGTGATGTTATATGAACGTTTATGCAATTCTGGCCGTTCTGGTGTTTATTGGTATGGATGTTGTCAGTGGGTTGGTGAAAGCCTTTTCTACCACGGGTTTCGATTCCGGCGTGATGCGTCAGGGGTTTTATCACAAACTCGGTGAAGTTCTGGCCGTGGGGTTGCTTGCAGCCGCTGATTTTTACTTGCCTATTGTGGGCGTCAATGTCGATGTGTCTTTCTCGGTCATCGGTTGCACCTATTTTGTCTTGATGGAAATTGGCAGCATCATCGAGAATATCGGAACGATCAACCCTGAATTGGTGGGGCCTCTCACCAAAATTTTTGCAAAACTCAAGGGGGGTTAACCATGGGTTGTTATATCATCCTCGCCCAGTCGATCACAAACGAGCGCGCGTTTTTGCTGGCTGACCTGTGCACTCGTTTGAACATCGGCTATTATAGCGACTGGGCAGACGTCGCCCACACGCGGCAGTGTTGCGCGGTGGGCCCTCTGTCCAAAGGAGACAAAGACCAGGTCGTTAAATGCCTGGCACATGACACACACGTTGTATTGGAGGCGACCAAAGTTGAAAATCAGTGAAAAAGCGGCCCTTGCAATGGCCGGATACACCAAAGCAGAAATTGAAGCTATGGAGAGGCCCACGCCGCAGCCCGTGCCGCAGCCCGTACAGCAGCCCGTACAGCAGCCCGTGCCGCAGCCCGTGCCGCAGCCCGCGCCGCAGCCCGCGCCGCAGTATGACGGCCTCGAAACCCTGTTGCAGCAGATTTTGCAGGGCCAGCAGACCAGCGCCCAGGCAATGCAGACTATGACCCAGACGCTGCAGGCAAACGCGCTGGGCCTTGGCATTCAGCCGCAGCCGGCGGCAGATGCCGCTACGGTGACAGCCCGAATCATCGACCCTACCTATGGAAAGGAAGTGAAGTAATATGCCTCTTGGTATGGATTTTGCGGACATTGCCGCCATTCTTACGGAGATTAACAAAATGGCCACCGGTCAGGAACCGACATCGCCCATCGTGGACACGTCTAGTTTCGTTTCTGTTGCGCAAGCCACGCTGCTGACCGGCACCGACAATTACACCAAGGCGATCAGTCAAGTGCTGGGCCGCACCATCTTTGCCGTCCGTCCCTATGATGCCCCCCTGAAGCGCTTGCAGGTCACGGCTGACGACTGGTCTAACCATGTGCGGAAGATCAATTTCTGTGACACTGACCCCGTCACCGACAAGGCGTGGGCGCTGGAGGAAGGCCAGAGCGTGGATATGTACGAAGTCCACAAGCCTAAAGTCCTTCAGACTAACTACTATGGCCAGACCAACTACAGTCGTGTGTACACGCAGGCAGATACCCAGATGGAAGCGGCCTTCAAAGGCCCCGAGGAACTGGCGCAGTTCTGGTCCTCTTTCGTGCTGCATCTGTCGAACCAGATCGAGGCAGACCGGCGCAACTTGGCCAATAACCTGATGGCCAATCATCTGACCGGCATGACCGTGACCAGCCCCCACAGCGTTATTTATCTGCTCGATGAGTACAACGCCCAGCAGGGCACGAAACTGACCGTGCCGGATGTGTATAAGGAAGCGAACTTCCCGGGGTTCGCAAAGTACGCATATGGTCGAATCAACGATATTTCCCGCCTGATGAAAGAGCGCTCCATAAACTGGCACCAAAACTGGAAGATCGGCGGCACGACATACAACATCATGCGCCACACTCCGTATGATCGGCAGCACCTCTACCTGTACAGCGGTACGCAGAGTCAGATTGACGCCCGCGTGATTCCTGAGGTGTTCCATGACAATATGTTGAAATACCGCGATGCCGAACAGGTCACGTTCTGGCAAAACATCGATGAGCGCGAAACCATCTCCGCAACCCCCGTTGTCACAAGCGCGGCAGGCGTGGCGACCAAAAATGCCGCGGTGCAGCTGTCCAATGTGTTCGGGTGTCTGCTGGACTGGGATGCAATCGGATACACTCCGAAGCTGTCCCGCGTGGTCCCGACCCCCATGAACGCACGCGGCCTGTATACGAACTTCTGGTATCACTACGGTTGGTCGTGGTATGATGACTTCACCGAAAACGCCGTTTTGTTCCTGATGACCGCCGGAGACGTCACTGCGCCCAGCACGGGTAAAGCCTCCACCCTGAAAACCACCACGCACAAGGACGCGGATCCCTCGAAGTCCTGACCGGCACCGGCGGGCATCTGCCCGCCGGTTATTTTATAGGAGGTGCAAAATGCAAGCTATATTTTACCAGTTTGCAAAGCGCACAAACAGCACAAAGCGGCCCAGCAGTGGGAAGGAGTTCGGAATTGACCTTAAAGCCCCTTGTAACATCATTGACCCCGAGATCAAGATTGCAACACAAAGTGACCCCACCGGGTACAATTATTGCTACCTTCCCACATTCAGCCGGTATTACTGGGTTAAAAATTGGACATATGCCAACGGTCTCTGGGTGGCCTCGCTGACTGTTGATACGCTTGCAAGTTACCGAGATCAGATTGGGTCTGCTACCGAATATGTGGTTAGATCGTCGGCCCAGTATGATGGCACAATTTCAGATAGCCTTTACCCGGCAAAATCTACCGTTCAGAGTGTCACAAATGCTTTTCAAGGCGGTTTTGCTGAAACGATCAGCGGAGGTTTCTTTGTTATTGGATTTATAGCCAAAGCCGCTAACTCCATTGGAGCTGTCACTTATGTAGTAATGACTCCTGGAAACGCTAAAAAACTCTCCGCCAAATTACTAACCGATGTATCGTACCTTAGTATTGACAATACAGAGATTAGTGACAGTTTAACAAAGGTGCTTTTCAATCCTTATCAGTATATCGTAAGTTGTAACTACTTTCCATTTAGCATTGCCGAACTCGCCGCACATTTACCGCTTGTTAATAGTGTAGATGTTGGTTGGTGGTCAGTAGACATTCCGTGTTGGATTTTGGGAGAAGATAATAACAATCTAACAAAATCGGTAAGTGTGGCTATTCCGAAGCACCCGCAAGCGGCAAATCGTGGAGGGTATTGTAACGCCTCCCCATACACGGACTATACTATCTTCTTGCAACCATTCGGCGTAATTCCCCTTGATGCCTCCAAATTGTGGGGTGCCGCGACATTATCTATCCAGTATGTGACGGACCTTTTCACCGGCGACAGTATCTTGCGCATGTTTACCGATACAAATCAGCTAGTACACGAGACAACCGCAAAACTCGGGGTACCTGTTCAACTTTCAAATATTACATTTGATATACCATCGGGCGGCGGACTGCTGCAAACGGGTGTTGCTGCTGCGTTCGGAGGTCTCCAAGCAGCATTATCCGGGGGTTCTTTTTCAGACGTCGGAAACGGTATTCTAAATGCGGCACAAGCAACCAACGCGGATGTTGCAAGTAAGGGTGCCACAGGGTCTACAATCGCTTTTGATTTGGTGCCTTATATGGTCGCCCGCTTTAAAATTCTTGTGGATGACAACAATGATGACCATGGGAGGCCCTTATGTCGGCGGGTGCAAATATCCAGTATTCCGGGGTATATTATGGTTGACGATCCCGACATCGCACTAGCGGCAACCGCAGAAGAAATCGACAGTGTCAAAAGTTATATGAAGAATGGTTTTTTCTATGAGTAGGAGGCGTAAACAATGGCAGTATATAAACAGTGTATTACTGATGTGTCACCAATCAGAGTGACAGCCGGTTATCCGGCGTACCCGGACGGTAGTCCCCACCGGGGTATTGACACAGTACACGGTAATCATAAAGCGTACGCGCCCGAGGCGGGCGTTGTGGTCGTGGCGCAGCACTGGAATGGCAGTACCTCGGGCGATCAGTCGTGGGGCAATATGATTAAAGTCAGAATGGCCAACGGCACCACATGGCGAGCTGCACACTTTGCCTCACAGATTTGGAACGTTGGCGACACGATCACAAAGGGTCAGTTTATTGGCACACAGGGCCGAACGGGATACGCAACGGGCGTTCACACGCATTGGGAGTACGCCGATGCAGCCGGAAACCTGCGAGACCCTTCCAGCATTATCAGAATCCCGAATCAGGTCGGCACATGGGATGTAGAATGGGACTCCGGCGGAGGCCCGGGTCCCGGGCCGTGGCCAACCGGTAAGTTGCCGGTGTGGTTACTGTTTAAAATGGCAAAAGGAGGTCGTCTGTTATGAGCGCCCCCTACAGCTATGAGCAAATCAACGCTCATGTGTCCCCGGTGACTCCCTCCGTAATGCACACCAAGGGCAACAGCTTATCCTATTATTTCCGCAAATATCTGTTTCTTGAAGCTGTGTCTATGGTCCGGTGGACGCTCCCCGACACTTGGCCCAGTAACCGCTTGCAATATCTTGTATTCGGTTCCGGAGGTGTTACGGTGTTCGATACTGACCGCTACGGCCTCGTTTATGACCGAATGGGACTGACCGGCATTAACATTTTTTACAATCCCACACACTCCATCATTGCAAACCCTTTTATCAAAGGGTCCCCCTATTTGCAAATCGGGAAGCAGTGCGAGATCATCAATTTACAGCCCGATTACCGCGGCATGGTGGATATTGTGGCCTATTATGGGGATATGATGGCCCTTGCTGCCCAGACCATCCAAAGCAATTTAATTAACAGCCGGTTGGCGTATGTGTTCGCCTCTGGTAACAAGGCCGGTGCAGAATCTTTTAAAAAGATGTTCGACCAGATCATGCAGGGTGACCCCGCCGTTTTTGTGGATTCCTCTTTGCTCAAAGCGCCCAAAAATGGGGCATCCGGGCAAGCCCCATGGATGTACTTTGCGACAGACCTTAAAGGGAACTTTATCACCAACGAACTGCTGACAGCCCTTAAAACCATAAAAGCCCTGTTTGATACGGAAGTCGGGATCCCTAACACCAACACAAGCAAGAAAGAGCGGATGTTGACCGATGAAGTCAACTCTAACAACGTTGAGACAGCCGCCAAAGCGTCGCTATGGTTGGACAGCTTACAGCGTGGGTGTGAGCGGGTGCACAAGCTCTTTGGGATTGACAAATCTACTTTATGGGTCGATTGGCGTTTTCCGCCCGATACTGGGACGCAGGAGGTAAACAACGATGCACGCAACATTGAGCTTTAACGGCCTGTTGGCAGGGTACCCGAAACTGTTCGATGACTTGAAAGTCCCTGACAGTGTATCTAAAGAAACTGTCTGCAATCATTTACTGTTTGATACGCTGGAATTGGAAGTATTATACGCGGATGGCCCCGCTATGCGCAGAGCGCTAGGCGTCTATTCTGAAACCATGCTCCCGAGCTGGACCCGGTACGCTAAGGCGCTGGGCCTTGAATACGATGCTTTGGCATCCGATGACAGAACCAGAACCACCGACCACGCAGGAACCAGCGGCGGCACAGTCAAACGCACAAACGGCGTGAAGGGCACAACTACACGAGAGCCGAACCTGACCACCACCGGCCAGAATACAGGCAGTGACAGCACTACCCGGGCTGTTACGGGGTTTGACAGCGGGGCCTTGCAAACCGCCGAAAAGAGTACAACGGACCTTGGAACTGGAAACACCATTACCAGCAGCGGCACGGACACAACCACCACCAATCAGACAACCACCGATAACAACATCTCAGAGTTACACGATGGCTACAAAGATACCGTGACCGAGAAGGGCCGGGCAGGGCGAGACCCGCAAGACCTTATTGCCAAAGAGTTGACCCTTGCAATGGAAAATGCAGTTCATAAAATCGTTACGGACATCCGGGCGAACTTTTGTTTGCTGGTATATTAAGGAGATGTGATTATGAGTATCAATCCTATTCACAGAGCACCCTACACCAATTTCCATGATCTCAATCTTGATTGGATTATGGATAAGTTAAACGAGTTCAATACCAAACTGACGAATTTCGTCAGCCTAGCAACGATCAAGTACGCAAACCCGATTCAGTGGGACATCACAAGCCAGTATGAGGCAAACACCGTTGTTGTGGACAGCAACGGCAACGCCTATCTTTCCGTGCAGCCGGTGCCGTCCGGTGTTTCTCTGGATCGCACCGAGTTCTGGACCAAAATCGGCAACTTCGATGTGCTTTGGGCCGATGTCAAAAAGGCCATTACTCCCACCGATGAGGGCCACAGCCCCACCGCGACAGCTGCAAGAGCTATCAACGATCTTGTCTGGGTCAATGGGGCGCTTGTGCGTGTCACAAAAACAATGATCGCCGGTGATGCTTATGTACCCGGCTCTAACTGCGTTAGCAGCTCCACAAATGAAGTCCTGCACTACCTTATCACTGCGTTTAATGAGGGCTTGAGCGCCGAGAAAACGGCCCGAGAGAACGCCGACACCCAGCTTCAGACGGCTATCGGCGCGGAGCAGACGGCCCGGGAGAACGCCGACACACAGCTTCAGACGGCTATCGGCGCGGAGCAGACGGCCCGGGAGAACGCCGACACACAGCTACAGAAGGCGATCGACAATGAGACACAGGCGCGTATTACGGCAGATGAAAAATTACAAAAACAGATTGAGAATGTATCCTCTACTGCATTTGCTAACGTTAAGGACTACGGCGCAGCAGGCACCGGCATAGCGGATGATACGGCGGCTATTAAAAAGGCTATTGCGTCCGGTCTTCCACTGCTTTTTCCGGATGGTACATACAGTATTACGCAGGACGTCACACTGACCGGTGCATACTTTGCGCACAAAGCAATGGTGATTGCGTACGGATGTACAGTAACGATCACCGCACCGATTGCCGGTGCTAGCTGTCATTTCCGCAAAACAAACAGCGGCACGATCAAGATGACAGATAGCGTTGTACTGGTTGACTGGTTTAACTATGAAGGCGATTTGGGATCTGCTCTCAGCGATTATCTCTTAGGTTATGAGGGTACAGTAAAGTTTGGTCGTCCTGCTACATATGCTGGACTAGGTACTGATACTACTTACGTTGTAAGTAATAATATTTATCTTCAACCGCACACAACATACGATTTGCAGGGGTGTGTTATTAAGCTTACTACTGCCAACAGCAGATTCATTTTTAACGGTAGTAATACCGCCCATGTGGAGCGCACTATCTTTCGCAATGGCGTTATTATCGGTGCAACCGATGATGTAGACGCGGCTTTTACTTCGGATTATTCTGAGCGATTCTTCATTGAGGATATGTTTATAATCGGTTGCCGAAAAGTGCTAGAATGTGCGCATACTATCAATATACAGGTGCGCAATATTATACATGATATTGCACTTGAAACCTCTAAGCCTATTACAAGTTATCATTTAGTAGAGAGTTCCACGGGTGCGACTGGTATCTCCGGCAACGCCTCTTTCCGCGCAGAAAACTGCATTTCCAGCCTTGGCAGTGCTACCGGGGATCGATGGATGTTCCTTGCTGATTCTTCCAACGATATTCGAGATATTTATATCAGCAACTGCGAATGCAGCAACTCAAATGGCATATGGATTAACGCCTCCGATACACCATCAACGGTCTGGGACATTCTGATTGATGGTTTCATTGCCGACCAGTGCCCGCAGACCGGTATTTACTTAACAAATTGTCTTTACGGCGCAGTACATATTCTAAACAGCTATAGTAACGCACCGTCATACGGCATCCGACTGGTAAAATCAACGGCTGTTATCAATACATGTCAGTTCCTTGCTACGGCACCCATGAATGGTATTTACATCGAGGGGGGGTGTAGGGCGGTTTCTATCAGTCATTGCACTTTTATCGATGTATCGCGTCCGATTCAAATATCAGACGGCATAGGGACCCTCGTAGACGATATTACGGTAGTGCGCAATACCCTACATGGAGAAAACGCCCCAGCTGTATTTGTCGGTTCGGAGTGGTGCTTTATTACCCGACTTTCTGGATGGAATATAACACCCGCCTACACAGCAGGTGTTCAGTTTGGGGCAGGCAACTGTACGTTTGGTTTTATTAACGGCTTTGACCCTACAAAGTATTCAAAACTAGGCGAACCTACAAACATTCAGCAAATTTCCACTGCTGCTATTTAACCACAACAGCCCCTCGATAGAGGGGCTGTTTATTGTATATGTTGCTATTTACATTGTAAAAATTGCTATTTACATTGTAAAAATTGCTGTACTCCCCTACCCTGAGGGGTATGGGCACTATATTTTGTGTCTATTGACATTTTGCACAAAGTTTTGGCTGTTGGGGAATAAATTTTTGTGCAATCTGCTATTATC